AACAACCAAATCTCTAAAAACGTTATATTGTGCATCGGATGCCTGAATAACATAATCTCTTGGTCGAATGATGTTTACGTCTTCACCAAATAGTGCTCTAAAGAGAAGTTCAAAAGAACAATCAGTTCCCTTTGATTCATAAAATTGTTTTATATTACGAATAAAAGTTGCTTCATTAATCTTATCATAAAATTCTTCATCCTCAAATCCAGGAGTAAGTTGAACTTTTATTTTTTTAAAAAACTCTTTAAGGAATAATATACTTAAATTCTTTATTTCTGATCCAAGAGAATGTAGAGAAAAAACTGTCTCTTCATATACAAGTTCATCATTTGTGTTATCTGAATCATATGCTATAGTAGCACTAAATCCACGAGTACAATTTGTGAGTTTGTTTCCATTTATAATACAAGTATATGTATTATTTTCATTATAAAAACTTACTTCTTGATTAGGTACTAAAGCAGAATCAGTACTGACAGATAATCCACTATCAACGCTTGCAATTTTTGCACTACTTATGATATTTCCATTTTCATCTTTAATATAGATAATCTTTCCCAACCAAGGATTATTTTCAGTTTCTTGTGCAGTTGTTCCCAGTTGATTAATAATATTTGCTGAAGTAAATGAAGTTGATCCAGCTTCAATTATACATTCTATAGTTTCTGGAGTATCTTCTACTATCCTATCATACCAAATAATTTCATCATCAATTTTAATTAACCCATAATTTTTTGGAAGATCTTTGATACTCTCTAAAAATACTTCATTTTCATAATCTAATGGGTATGTGAGAGTTGTAGTTAAACTTAGATTAGTTACGCTATCAATTTGAACATACTTGTCAATATTATGAATAATATCAAGTGTTGCACTTTTATTTTCTTGTGATTTATAATATTGAGATAAAAATTCTATAACTAACGGAAATTCTTCTTTAATGTACTCGGGTACAAGATTCTCTATAATTGAATAAAACTTGATTGTGTTCTTCATATTACTTTCTTATGAATTCCCGTGAAGTATGACTAGAGGATGTTTTATATATTGACCCAGAAACATCGGTCCCCGAGGAAATAGTATCGATCAACATATCAACATTACTATTTTGAATATCTAATTGCAAATACAAATCTTGAAGTCCAATAATGTCATTTGAATATGGAGTTACTGATATTTCAATAATAGGTTGATTTAATTTTTGTTTGGAAGTTGATATTAAATTTAAAGGGGAGATTATAATCTCTCCTTTTTCATAATTTACAGTTCCGGCATTATTATTGACTATAATTGGATTTGAAGTTTGTGGATCTATTCTAAAAAATATAATTTTTCCTGTTTTTAAATCACTATTAGGCATGTCTGAAAGATAAAGATCATAATTATATCCATTTAATTTAAATCCGGATGATTTTATGTTATATCCAGTAGAATCATCAATATAAAACTGATTTCCAAAACAAATTTCATATTCAGAAAATTGCCCCAAAACTGCACTAAGATCTCTTCTCATTATAATGTTAGTAATGTTTGATGTAATTGATTTGTCAGTTTCGTCAATTATTTTTAAAAATTTACTATATTTAAATCTAGCACCATATTTGTTTAATTCTGAAGAATCTGCATATCTTGATATATTATTAATAACTCTTGTTTGAAGATTATTTGCTGATTGTGATAGATTTGTGTTATAGTAAACCGAAGAATCAAATTCAATATAAAGATATTTTAAATCAATTATTTCTGTTACAATTCCAGCAACACTATACTTCCTTAATAAATTTTTGAGATTTTCTTTGATTGAATTTGCTAAAAAGTCTCCAGAAATAGGTTTTATTGCAATAAAAACTCTTCCATATTTTGGTGGATTTAGTTCTTCTCCTCCAAATACAGAAACTGATTCTGCTTCTGGATATAGTGAAGCAACTATAGTTTCATAATCTTGAGTTGTAACTGCTCTTTTCTGTGAAGAATATAATCTAGGAGCAAATTTCTTAATAGATTCAACAGACTCAATCTCTCTTCCGCCTTGAGATGAAGAATTTGCAGTAATTAATGATATTCCACTAGAAACAATCCTACCATTATTATCAAATAATCTACCACTAAAATTAAATGATGTCACACCGTTTGCGTTCTCTCCACCATTACTTACTACATGATATACTTCTACAATATTATTGTTATCTAATTTTTTTCCAAAAATTCCGTCACCAAAAACAAGTTCATATCTTTGATCTTCTATTTCTTTAATAAAAAATACTCTAGACTCAGAATCTACCGAACAAAAATCTTTGCATACGTTAAATTTTCTAGTAATCGTGCTTTCTTGAGAATTTCTTACTTCAACAACTATAGATGAAGTGTCAATATTTACATTTGATAAAATAAATCTTTGATTCTTATTATTACTATCTACAACAAATCTTTCTAAAAGATAAGTTCCCTCATAAACATCAATATTTTCAAAAAATGCAATATTATTTGCAACTGGAACTGTAATATCATTTAATATTGAAAATGTATAACTTTGAGATCCAAAGTTATTTGATGTTGAGCAATCTGTTCCTCTTTGTAATGTTTTTGTTTTGGGATTGGTTGAAAAATTTGATGTATCTATGAAAAATGTAATGTTTGCTTTTGATGAAGTTCTTGATCTTGGGATATATCCAATATGTCCAGCAAGAGAAACCACATTTTCTCTAAGAGTTGCACTATCAATAAAAACCTCATTGCTAATCATATTAGCATTATATGAGGAAATATAGGTATTATATGCAAGAAGGTCTATTATTGTAGATAAATTAGATCCCTCAAAATCATAATCAGTAAAATTTGAATTCGCTCTAAGATATTCTCTAAGAGAACTTTTAATCTGATCGAAGTCTAAATTGGTAAAATTAACTAGTGCCATTTATCGTGTTGGCTGTAGTGCAAATGTTAGTTGTTGTGGTAAAACATCAATCCCAACAATTCTGTATGTAATTGTTACGTTAAATTCATTTTCGTCATAATTTGGGCTGACTTCTACATTAACAAGACGAACTCTTGGTTCATACTTATTAATAGTATCTCTAATTTCATCTTCAATAATGGATGCAGAGACTGCATCCATATTTTCAAAGAGTTGTCTACTCACTCTTGATCCCAAATTTGGATTGAAAAATCTTTCTCCAGGAAGAGTAAATACTAAATTGCGAATAGAACGGGAGATAGCAGTTTCATTCTTAAGACCAATAAGGTCATAATTTACAGGATTAACCTGAAATGTCATACTTAGGTCTTTAAATCCCTTACTTACCCGTTCTACAGGCATAAAATTTTATAAAATCTGTATTATTTATTCGCCTTTTTTAAATTCATAAAGAGGTTCAGTTCCATATTCCCAATCATCATAGTCTTCATCATTGCGAATTTTTGAGTGAATTTCATTTTGAACTAAAAAATCGTGTTTTTTGGGAGTTAGATTGTCATTTGCAATCTCTCTTAGCATTTTTTGTTCCATTTTGCTCCTGATTAGTGAAAATCAGAACTTTTTACGGGGTTGCTATCCCGTTTTTATAAATCCGAAATGCTTTTACGATTCAATGTGTAATTTTTTTGAATTCTAATTTCAGAATTTTTAAATGTCCAACATTCTCCTGTAGTATCTATGAATACTACCCACTCTAAATCATGTTCTTGTGATCTATCAATACAAAAAAAAGCCCACCCATTTCCTTTTGGAGTTACAAGAGGAATGGGTGGGTTTAATTGAATCATATTAATTATTTTCCTTGTCCACGATATTTTTTCTTACGTCCATTACGAGATGTTGCACTGAGTAATGTACGAGCAGAACGTCCCTGACGAGTCTTCTTCGGTGCTCCGGGTTCAAAAAGAGTCTTACTACTTCCACCTTTAGCCATAAAATACCTCCATAAAATTTAAAACGAGAAATGTCGGTCTATAAAGTTTTGAGATCAGATAATACGAGTTTTCTCATGCCCAACTCTGATACGAGGATCGCACCA